GCCACGTCCTGCGTGGTCACGCTGTTCAAGATGACGGGTGCCACGGCGGTGGCTTTGACCTCTGGCTTGAACATCAACACGCAGACGGCAGACACGCCGTTGCAGTTCGTGTTCCTGACCACGACCACGTCCGCCGAGCGGACCCTGACCAACGCGGACAGCCTCCGCGTGTCGATCGTGACGGTGGGATCGGTCACGGTGCAGCCCGAAGACATTACGGTCACCGTCGAACTGCTGGTGGCTGAGTAACATGGCCTCGCCCGTGATTCTGGTGAATCCTGCGGGCATCCCCGAGCCGTCGCCTGCGATCCAGCGGCGGCTTCGGGAGGTGCATAGCAGACTCTCGCTGCGGTTGATGGACATGGACCCCCCAACGTGGTCGGTGTGCATGGCATGGTCGCCAGAGGATCGGCGTTGGGCGTGGGTGCAGACGGAGCAATACGATCCGAAGATGGCCTATGATATCATTGGCTATCTCCCGTTTGATTGTGCTCCCGATGAAGCGCCGTCCTACTTGAGTCGGATGATGCGGTCCTATCCGCGTGAAGACGTGCAGCACATGGCGGATGCCCTGTCGCAGTACAACAGCAGTGTCGTCGCCGCTGCCGCCGATCAGGCGATTGGCGAAGTGCTGGACAGTGCGAACCCGTCTACGGAACGCCGTGGTCGTGGGCGTCCACGGAAAGTCAGCTAAGGAGAGGAGAAGATGCCCGCTGTTCAGCTACAACAGCTTGTCTCGGATACCCGCGAGTACATGGATGCGGTCGGCTCGACCCGTTGGGCGGATACGACGATCAAGACGGTGCTGAACAGTGTGTTTGACGGCGAATGGTCGGACATCTTGAACGCAGCCCCGTACTATCGGCTGGCGATGCGGACGGTGACGACGGACGCCAACGGGCAGTTTGCGTTTACCACGTTGGATAGCGGGAGTGGCGATAGCGAGCAGAACTTCTACCGCATCATGTCGGTCAGTGACGGCAACGTCCTGTACGGGCAAACCCGCTTCCAGGATGTGCCGCTGGCGACGACGACCAACTACCTGCCGACCTACCCGAAGATGTACTACATCGCGGGGCAGGCGGTGCAGGTCTTGCCCGTGTCGGTAGGCACCACGCTGTATGTCGGCGTGAACTACAAGCCGACAGCGATTTCTGATCTGGCGAGCGATACGTCCACCATCGACTTCCCGAACAACGCGCATCTGATCTTGGTGTGGAAGGCCGCTTCGCAGTTGTTGCTCAAGGGCGGCACGGAAGCGGCGGCAGCGGCCAACCTCAAGGGACTGGCGGATGAAGAGCGGAAGACGTTGCTGGACGACATCCGCCGCATGACGATCAATCCGACGACGATGGCGTACCCCGACCAGAAGTATGAGTGGGGTGGCGGCTGATGGCCGTTGGGCGTGAGAAGCTGGCGGATCAGCAGCCACGGTTTGATGGCGGGCTGAATAACGTCTCGGACGATTCGGCCCTCCAGCCCAACCAGTTGCGGCGGACGGACAACGCCCGACTGACAGACTACGGCGCGATTACGAAGCGGGGTGGGACACGGCAAACGACCTCCTCTCCGCTGGCTGCGGCCAGTGTGCTGAACGGCTATACGTGGCGGCAGGATGGGGGCACCCAGCAGATCATGGCGGTCTGCAATGGGCTGCTGCATACCTCGACGTTTCTCAGCACCTACCCGTGGACATGGACCGCGCAGACCGGATCGTTGTCTACGACCGTGGCCCCGTCGTTCGCCCAATTTCGGGATGGCACCAACGATGTGGTCTACATCGCGGACGGTGGGCTGCTGAACGTGTGGAGTGGATCGGCGCTGACGACGAACATCGTTGGCACGTTGGATGTCAGCACCATTGTCGTCCACAACGAACGGCTGTGGGGTTGTGGCAATACATCGTTCCCCGATTCGATCTTCTACTCGGCCCTGAACAACGGCAGTACGCTGGCCAACGGGCCATCGGGCGGTGGGCAGATCGTGGTCCGCACCTTCTCCGACGAAACGGTGGTCAGTCTGGCGTCGGTCAATACGTCGCTGCTGATCTTCCATCGGCGGGGTATTTCCCGGTTGACCGGCTACGGACAGGACGACATCTCCGTCGCGCCACAAGGCTTGACCGCTGACGTGGGCACCATCGCGCCCAAGTCCGTGGTCAGCATTGGCAACTTGGCGTTCTTCCTCTCGGAACGTGGGCTGTACCGTTGCAATGAGGCGGAGGTGAGTCCGGTGGGTACGGTGCAGACGCCTGACCCCACGCTGGCCGCAATCCGTGGATTGTCTGCTGCCGACTTTGCCAACATCCGCTCCACGTTCAACCGCTCGACCCGTGAGTTGTGGATCAGTATCCCCGACTTCGGCATCTACGTCTACAACACCATCCTGCAAGCATGGTCTGGCCCGTGGGACTCGGGCTATGTCACGCCAGAGACGACGGCGCTGTTTGACTCGCTCGACTCCAACGGGTTGCCCGTCACGCTGCGGGGGGATTCGTCAGGCTATGTGTCGGTGTGTGATGCCAGTGGCGTCTTTGTGGACAACCAGTTGTCCAACGGCACGGGCGGGACCGTCTACACCATGACCGCGCAGATGCACCGGATGTACTGCGGGGATGACGCATTGGCCAAGAGTTTGCGGTTTGGCTACCTCACCGGACAACTCAAAGGCTCAACTGCCACCAGTATTACTTGGCGCACGGAAACGGATGCGGGGGCGTATACGCTGCCCACCACGTTCTCCAGCAATGGCGTGTGGGGGATTGGGACATGGGGGTCTGGGCTGTGGGGTGGACCCAGTAGTCAAAACTATCGGGTGCAGATGGGCGGGACGGGCTACTACATCGACGTATTCATCATCGACTCTGGCACGGCGGCTCCCATCTTTAGTCGCTTCCAGTTAGAAACATTTGCTCTCGGGAGGCGCTAATGGCCGAAACAGTAGGGTCACATGGGCTGGCGGCATTTACCAATCCGTCGAACGGCGATTCCCTCGACGCGACGGTGGTGAAAGCCAACGACAATTCTATCCGCTCGGCGTATGTCAATCACGACAGCGATACCGGGATTCATGTCCAATCCTCCCTCTTGGCCTCCCGCCCAGCGGCAGGCACGGCAGGACGGAAGTGGCTGACCACGGACACCGGCTCGGTCAAACTGTTTTACGACACGGGATCGGCGTGGGTGGAACTGACGCCATCAACCGCCACCACCGCAACCACAGCGACCACGTTAGCCACCGCCCGCAACATCAACGGCGTCAGCTTCAACGGCAGTGCCGACATTACGGTCCCCGCTGCCGCTGGCACGTTGACTGGGTCCACGTTGGCAGCAGGCGTCACCGGATCGTCGTTGACCGGCTTGGGCACGTTGACCGGCTTGACGATGGGCGGGACGGTCAATGCCGTGGACAACGTCATCTCGCGTCCACGGTTCACGGACTACGCCGAGACGTACACCACGCCGACGATTAGCGCCGGATCGCTGACGCTGGACATCGAGAACGGCAACGTGTTCCGCGTCTCTCGAAACGCGAACATCTCCAGCATCACGATTAGCAACCCGTCTGGGTCAGGCAATGCCTGTTCCTTCACGCTGATCTTTGACGCCAACGGGACCAGCTACACGATTACGTGGCCCGCTGCTGTGAAGTGGCCTGCTGGGGTGGCCCCGACGATTACGACCACGGCCAGCCGGTCGGATATGTTTGTGTTCTACACGGACAATGCCGGGACGACATGGTACGCCATGACCGCCGCGCAGAACTTGGTGACCACCTAACCATGCTTGCCACTCGTTTGCAAACCGCCGCAGGCGCAGTTGTCTCCGCTTCGCAGCAACTGTATGCCACCGCAGGCACCTACACGTTCGTCGTCCCCGCTGGCATCACCAGCGTGAGTGTGTGCTGCATTGGCGGTGGGGGTGGCGCGACCTCTGGTGGGGCAACGGCGGCATCGGCCCGTGGCGGTGGAGGGGGGGCATTGGCCTACGTCAACAATATCACCGTGACCCCAGGCGGGTCGTACACCGTCGTGGTGGGTGCGGGTGGGACCAGTGGCACGGTCAACGGGGGTGCCTCGACCTTTGACAGCACCACGGTATCAGCGGGTGGTGGACAGGGTGGTGGCAATGGTGGGGCGGGTGGGACGGTGTCGGTGGGCACGGGTGGCGCTGGCGGAGCGGGCGGCACGGCCAACTATGGGTACACCACATCGTACAGCAGTGCGGTGTACTCTGGTGGTGGGGGCGGTGGTGGTGGCGGGTACAGTGCCGCTGGTGGGGCAGGCGGGAATAACCAAAGTGCGGCCAACACGACCACAGGCACGGCTGGAGCCGCTGGCACCGGAGGCGCAGCAGGCGGTGGAGGTGGCGGGGCGGGGATTAACATC